GTTCATTGAATTCTGGATGCGTAAATCTATGATTGAATTGAAAGTTAAACGTATGATTTGGGCTAAACCAGGTACAGTTAAATCTGGAGGTTCTAAACAAGAATTGAAACGTACATCTGCTGGTGTATACCACAGAATGCGTAACAATGGAAACTTGGTACAATATAACAGAGGTGAATTCTCTGCTAACTTAATCCGTTCTGTATTTGGAGATTTATTCTACAGAAGAGTGGATGTGAAAGATAGAAGTGTTAAGATGTATACTAATGAAGCTGGATTCGATGTATTCCAACAAGCTTTGAAAACAGATGCATTAAACTCAGGTCTTACTTTCATGGCTGATTCTGGAAACAGATACTTACAAGGTGAAGGACAACACATCACTTACAACTTTGCATTTGATGCAATGGTAACTCGTGAGACTGGACGTGTTGAATTGATTCACTTAAAAGAATTAGATTTACCACAATCTAACTTAGAGTTTGGACAAAACAAAAAATCTACTCCTGTATTTATGGTGTTTGATGTTTCTCCAATGTCTGATGGATCAATGGTGAATAACATTAGAGAAGTACGTATGAAAGGTGCTCCTTCTATGACATGGGGTTATATTGATGGAACTCGTCATCACTTAGGTTTTGCTAAATCTCAAGGTATGTCAAGTGCTAACAAATTCCCTGGATACGAAATCTGGATGAAAGACAGATGTGATGTATTTATTGAAGATTTATCTAGAACTGTGTTGATTGAGGAAATGCCACAATTCTAATAATAGAATTCCGAGAAAGATCCCCTCACCTCCTCTCCCTCCCAGAGGGGATTAATCTCAACCCTACTTAGTCAAGCCTCTTGCACAGCAACGTAACTAAGTTTCAGAGTGTTTGATATGGATAGTATCCATGATCAAGTCCCTTCGATGGGACCACTCTACAAATCGTGTGGTAGAGCAGTTGGTTAGCTTGCTGGACTCATAATCCAGAGGTCGTAGGTTCGAGTCCTACCCACGCAACAAATTAAAACCAATTATTAAATTTAACTACATTATGGGTAAAACAGGCAAAATTTCTACTATCAAGAGAGACTATTCAAATAGTGCTCAATTGCAAACAATGGATAGTGGGCTATCGCAAAAAGGAATGACAAGAATCCCTGGAACAGGAGTATTCAAATATCCTTACAAGGAATTAGATGGAAAGTACAGAACAGGCTTAGATGAGAATGCTACGTACATTAAAAGAATCCAAGATCCTTTAGAAAAAGAATTAGAGATCGAAAGAGTTAAAGCTCTTAGAACAAAACTTGAAAATGAAATAGGTGATATTGATTTAGGACCTCGTTCACAATTTTGGAACTATGGCTTATCAACTTCTACAGATGATCAAACACACGTACAAGTTGTTAAATTGTTAGATGGTGATAACTATTTTGATTTAGGAAATGCCTTTCAAGAAATAGCCTTTTCATGGTTGAGAGTTCATCCAACAATTGCTTCAAGCTATCAAGCTTGGGAAAGAGGTGAATTTCCAGCAGATACACAATTCTATGTTGTAGATGATGAAATTGAAAATGCAGTGATCTACAAGAAAAAACAATTGATCAATAAAGCTATTGTGAAATTTGATTCTATGACTCCTGATAAGAAGAAAAAAGTTGCAAGACTTTTAGGTCTTCCAGTAACAGAAGAAACAAAAGAAGAAGTTGTATACAACTTGGTAGATAATGTATTGAAACAAACAGAATTCAAGAATGGTAAATATTCAGGATTGAGTCCAGTTGAAGTGTTCAATAGATTTGCTGATATGAAAGAAGATTTACTCCATATAAAAGATTTAGTAAAACAAGCTGTAGCTCATTCAGTATATAGAATCAAACCTAACGGTAAGGTTTATGAAGGTGAGTTTGAAATAGCTAAAGATGAAGAAGATTTAATTAAATTCCTAGCTGATGATGATAACCAAGATGAGTTATTAATATTAGAAGGTAAATTGAAAACTAAAAAACTAGCTGCTGTATAAGCAGCTGGTTTAAAAATATAAAAGCATATGATACCAGTAGATAGTTTATTATACAAGATCGATCAGAAACTAAATAAACTATCAACTAATGAGCACCAAATGATTCAATTAGAAGACAAAATCTTAGCTTTGAATGAGGCTCAGATTAAGTTGATAAAACAAAAAGTTGATGGAATCAGTGTTGCTAATGGATTAGGAATGGATGCATTCAAAAAACGTTATGAAGATTTACAGAGTCTTATATTAGACTACAATCATCAACCATTAACGTTAAGATTAAAAGATCCTGATTTAAATCAATGGTCTGCTAATGTTCATCTACTTGAACCTAAGTATATGTTTTATGTTGACAGTTATGCATTAGCTGATAAGGGTAGATGTAAAGATAGAAAGATATGGATTAACCGAGATCTTGCCAAACATGGTGATCTTCAATACATATTAAATAATGATCATTACAAGCCTTCATTTGAATACCAAGAAACATTTAACTTTCTTGCTTCTGATGAAATCAGTATATTCACTGATGGTACTTTTACCCCTAAGAATATACAGATAATGTACATGAGATATCCAGTGTATATAAATAAGACAGGATATATTATGTTAGATGGATTACCATCATATGATGCTGATTGTGAATTAGAAACATATTTAGAAGATGAACTTTTAGATTTGACAGTTCAAAACCTAGCAATGTATACAGAGAATCAATCTGCTGTCCAAAGTGCAGCATATAGGATTCAAACAAACGAATAAATTTTATTAACATTTAAATAAATAAAAATGGCTGATTTTTCATTAACCACGCTCTTCGTGGTTCCAGTAGGGCAAGCTGCACTCCCTAGCTCTGGTTCGACACAAAACTTGACTGCAGGACAAGTTGGAATCTTTAACAATTTGTATGCAACAGTTAGTTCTGCTACAATTGCTAACTTCCCTTATTTCTACGTTGCACAAGGTAGAACAAACACTTATTTACAAGGATCTAAACGTTCAGACAGAATTGCTGGATGTGTAACAGGTACTGCTTGTAAATCTAATGTAACTGAATGGTATAAAGCATCAGGATGCCCAACAGCTGCTAATCAAATTACTGATGTAACTGATTTCACTGTACAATGTGGAGAAGTTATCACGTTAACTTTACGTGCTCACTCTTCTTATATTGATACATTGTATTTCAATGGTTTCACTCGTTCAGTAACTATTCAAGCACCTTGTTGTGATTGCGATGCTAACCCATGTGCTGATGTAAGTGATAACACTATCATCAATGAATTGATTTATCAATTAAACTTGAAAGCTCCAGGAAACAACCCTGATAACATTTCTTTCTCTACATTCTATACATTTGAAAATGTAGGTGGAACTATTCTTCGTATTACTGGAAAACCATTGACCGTATATGGACAACCTTGTGATATTGCAGCGTTCCCTTTTGAATATGACAGAATGTCTTTCAGAACGTTTGTATATGCTGGTCCAGCTACTACTGCTGACTTTATTGTTGCTGATGCTTGTAACTTTGTTGCACAGCCTATCATCACACAACGTGCTTCTTATGCTACAGGACAATCTGCAGAGATTGCTCAACTAGAGAAAAACTTCTACAGCTATCAAGCTGGGTATTTGAAACACCTTTACAGAATGAATGGATACAATGAGAACTTTGAGTCTTGGGTATCTGGTGGTGCTACTTATGATACGTATTATATCAAATTCAATGAATATGATAAATCTGCATATCAATGGGGTGATTACATTCAAGAAGATTCTACAGTGATCATTGCTGCTCCAAATGCTGCTTCACAAACAGGTGGTGCTACAATTGCTGCAGATATCGAAGCTGTATTAGTTGCTGCTTTAGGTGCTGTTGTAGATAATAATACTTGTATTACTACTACAACTACTACATCTAGTGCTCCTGCATCTACTACTACTACAACTTCTACTCTTATCCCTTAAGACTGAAGAAGTAATAAATATTATTAAATAACCTATGCCAGGGGAAAGAGGATACACTCATATTCCTCTGGCATATTTATTATAAAAACATGGCAAACTTACAATTAGATATATTAGTAGTTCCTACTTATAGTGTACTTACAATTGGTGTTGCAGATGCTTCTGTATATCCTACCAATCCTCCAGTGGTGTCAGCACCATCTATTGAGATTGAAATACCAGGATTTGGAACCAAGATTCTACCTTTCGTTCCTAATGAAATCAATGTATTTACATCATCTAATTTAGGAATCACAGAAGTGGGTTGTAATCAACCTCTTCCTGATGGAGTGTACAGATTAAGATATTCAGTTGCTCCTGCATATGCAAATTATGTAGAGAGAACTATATTACGTGTTGAGAGGCTTCAAGAAAAGTTTGACAGTGCTTTCCTTCAATTAAATATGATGGAGTGCGATAGGGCCCTTAAAACTCAATCTAGCGTAACATTAAATACAATTAACTTCTTTATTCAAGGAGCTATTGCAGCAGCTAACAACTGTGCAGAATTTGAATCAAATACATTATATGCTCAGGCAGATAATATGTTAAACAGTTTTCTTAAATCCAACTGTGGTTGTTCTGGTAACAACTACCAAATAAACTTTTATTAATTATGGCACAATGTTCAAGCTGTGGAGCTAATGTAGGGTGCGGTTGTCAATTGACAAACGGAGTGTGTGCAGCATGTGCTGCTAAAGTGAATAAATAAAATTGATATCATGTTATCACCAAGACTAACGAATTGCCCAGAATGTGCAAACATTCCTTCTTTACTTAAAAAAATAGATTGCAAGTTAGCTGAGCTTGGTAATAGTTTATACAACAATGTTTCATACATGTTGAATCAACCTATACCTGCTGGTAGCATGCTTCAATTAATTGCATATAGAAGGATACTTACTCACAAGTATTGTAATCCTAACTATTTACATGAATACTCTGTGGCTATGATAGCTAGCAGAGTTATTCGTCTTACAGTGGGTTGTGTTAGTAGATGTAATACACCAGAGCCTTGTTTAGAGGTTCCTTGTGATATCACTATTGTACCAAACCCTTCTACAACAACAACTAGTACAACTCAAAGAATTACAACTACAACTACAAGTTCTACCAGTAGTACATCTACAACTACTACTAGCTCAAGTTCTACCAGTACTTCTACAACCAGTACTACTACTACAGCACCACCAACTACAACCAGTACTACTACTACAGCACCACCAACTACAACTACAACTAGTAGTTCTACAAGTACTACTACTAGTTCTTCTACTTCTAGTACAACAACAACAACCACTACTGCTTATGTTTTAGCATGTACTGCTGGTTATTCAGGTCCTGTAGGTTTTCCAAATAGAACTACAGGTAATGGAACAATGACACTTAGTTCTGGATTAGTAATTAGCACTACATATGTAGGACCTGCATTACTTACTGGAATTCAACCTCCTTTCACTAATTGTGTAGGTGGGCAATTTGGTGGAGATGTTGGAATTGGAGGAACTATACCTTTAAATTATAATAGTGGAGCTTTCACATTTACAATAACATATAGTGCTCCTCAAACTGCAGTAAAATTTGTATTAGAATCAATAGGTTATTATGACCAACTAGGAGTATCAGAATATTACACATTTACAACAAATTCTACAAATACAATAGTAAATGTAATTGCTGGATGTGGTGACTTTAGAGTTGAGGCTCCGAATGTTGTTGCAGGTTCTATGTCTAATCCTATTGATAGGATAGGTGGAAACATTGAAGTGGTTGCAGATGCACCTTTCACTACAATTACAATAACAGGAAATAATTCTGCAAGTTTGGCTGGAACTTCATTTGATATGGATATATGTGGTATTGAACCTACAACTACTACTACTACTAGCAGTAGTTCAAGTACAACAACAACTACCACCACTACAATAAATCCAATGGAAGTCAATACAATCTATACGCACTTTGATGCTTTATAATATAAATAATAACTTAAAATAAAACAACATGTCCAATTGCTCAAATTGTTATAACGGATGTACAGAGATTGTCTCTGACAGATGTGTTAAATATACAGGAATAGATGTTCCTGTCCTAGGAATTCAAACAGGTGATTCATTGTCATTTGTAGAACAAGCATTGATTACATTCCTTGTATCAACATTAGATGGTACAGGAGTGAAGATTGATCTTACTGGTATAGATATATGTGCTCTTGTACAAAAATATCTTCCTACTTGTGGGGATCTTTCTATTGTAGATATATCAAAAGCTCTTATACAAGCTGCTTGTGATCTTCAAGAACAAGTAGATATTATAGTTGCAGATATAGTAGAGATTAATGATCAATTAGATATAATTCAAGCTGATTATACTGTACGATGTCTTACAGTTGTAACACCTTCTATAAGACCTTCTTCAGGAACACATGCTATTCTTCAAGCTACAATAGATACATTATGTGCATTATTATTAGATGTTAATACAAACTATGTAAGATATAATGAACTTGATCAATTGATTCAAGATTATTTAGATACTACATCTAGTGGTTTAATTAGTAATAAAATGGTACCATATGCAATTATTCCTTTTTTTCCTCCAAGTTCTACATTTATAAGTACAAATTTTGATGCTGCAGGAGCAGGAATAGGTGATTGGAATAAAATATATTTATGTAATGGTAATGCTGCTCCCGATTTAAGAGGTAGAGCTTTAACTGGTGTTATCAATGGTGTTCCTGGACCAACCTTGAATCCTGTTGTAGATCCTACAGTTAGTGCTGCTAACCCAAATTATTCTTTAGGTGATACTGCTGGTGCAAATCAAATAACACTTGGACCTACACAAATTCCTTTACATACACATGCTAATGTTTTAAACTTTAATGATCCTACACATATTCATTATGTTGGACCAGATGGAAAAGGTGTACTAGGACCATTGGCTTCATCTAGTACTACATATAAATTTGATAATGCAAATAGTAATGATACACCTTTACAATCAACTTTTGCAACAAATCCAGCATCTACAGGAATTACAGCTTCAATAACTAATGTAGCTGGTCCAGCAGGTGGAGGACTTCCTCATGCAAATATTCAACCAGTGGTAGCTTGTTATTACATTCAATATAGACCTTAATAAATCAATAAGATGGCATATCCTTTTTTACCAGTCAATCCTTGCTGCACAGATGTAGTTATAAATGATCCTTGTGGATGTAGTTCTACAATTACTAATAGTGGTTGTAATAATAACAATCCATGTTCAACTAATCTAACTGCTTCTAGTACCATTGTATATAATGGTCCTGCATTATCTTGTATAATAGCTGAGCCATGTGATACACTTAATGTAATATTAGAAAAGATTGATTCAATTATATGTAATCTATTAACACAGATTAATATATTAACTATTCAAATTAATAATATTACTACAGAGATAATAAACATTGAAGGTGATATAATTAATATATATAATCAATTAGGTGAATGTTGTACAACAACAACTAGTTCAAGTTCTACTTCAACAACAAGTAGTACAACAACAGTACATCCTTGTGAAAACTTCTCATTAACTAATACAGGAGAAGATCCAGTAGCTATAATTATCACTGATTGTGATACAGGAGAGCCAGAAGCTATTATATTAAATCCAGGAGATACAAATATTTGTGTTATAACAGATAGTCCTCTAACTGTTCCTGGAACAATTATAGTGACACCAAATGGTCCTTGTACTCCTCCAACAACTACTACAACATCATCATCTTCTACTTCTAGTACAACTTCAACTAGTTCTACAACCACTACAACAACAACAGCTATTCCTTGTGAGTGTTTAACTTTTGAGAATACAGATGATAGTAATCATACTATTTCATATACTGATTGTGCTGGTGAGTTTGTTGGAACTAATATATTTGCACAACAAACATTGCAATTTTGTGGATCTCAAGGATTTGCAAGTGATAATTATGTATTTATTACAATTGGAGCTGATTGTGTTGGTGGATCATGTGTTGGAATTTCTACAACTACAACAACAACAAGTACATCAAGTAGTACAAGTAGTACAACTACTTCTACTACAACAGTTTATCCTTTTGCTTGTTCATGTGTGAATGTTAATATATCTCAAATAGATTTAGATGATGCTACAGGAAATACACCTTCACCAGGAAAAGCTAATAACACAGTTTACATAATTACTCCAAAAAGTAGTGGATGTGATGGATCAGATGCAGATTTTGCATATACAACTGCAGGAGTTAGTGGTTTTTGTATTAAGACATCAGAAATAGGAAATATACAAATGTTTTATTATAAAAATGATAATCCTATATACTTCCCTGCTATAGATAGTACATACACTATTTTATATTCAAGTTGCTCAGTAAATGGAGATTGTTCTCCTACTACAACAACTTCTACTACAGTAGCATTAGATTGTGAATTTACTGGATATGCTGAAGAAGTAACTACAACTACAACTACCACTGCTGTTCCTACAACTACTACTACTTCTAGTAGCACTTCTAGTACAACTAGTTCTACTACAACAACAGAACCTACAACTACTACTACAACTACAATTGAACCTACAACTACTACAACAACAACAGCAGCTCCTACAACAACAACCACAACTACTAGAACTTCCGTATTTATTTGGTTTGGGCCAACCTCTGCATTTGCTTGTAATCAGAATTACTATAACATAAGTGTAACTCTTGATGGTGGTGCAACAAGTATTTGTGACACAAATAATATATATGCTAATTTTATTCCTTATGGTGTTGCAAATACAACCATATATGCTAAACAATCTAGTTCTTCGTTAGTTAGAAGTTTCTTTGTCAATGCTTCTGGAACTTTTGCTACACAAACTGGTACATGTGCAAGTTGTCCAACAACAACCACTACAACCACTGCAGCTCCTACAACAACAAGTACTACTACATCTACTCCTTCACCACAATGTTATAATGTAGAAGTTTATCCTCCTGTATTTAACCCAGGAACCTTTCATACAGTAGAATATTTAGATTGTTTAGGAGATCCTCAAACAGTAAATGTTCCTGATGGTGGAAGTATGGTTCCAATATGTGCAACAGAAATTACATCAAATAATAATAATGGTGCAACTAATGCTTTACTTACTCCTTGTATAGCATAAAATAATAAATAAAAATGGCTAACTGCTCTCAGATAAATAACACAACAATAATAGGAACGAGTGCTTTCATATATGATGGTACTCAACTTCCTTGTACAGATATAAAGACTTGTGATGATTTAAATACAATCCTTGCAAAGTTAGATGCTGTTGTATGTAATGTTACAGCTAGTGTAGATATACTTATAGAAGAAGTGACAAACATCACAGAGGATGTAATGATTATAGGAGAGGACATAATCAATATTGATAATCAACTTAATTTATGTTGTCCAATATGTACATTTAGTGGAACTGCTGATCAGTTACCAGATCCAACAACTACTACTACAACTACACTGTTAAATTGTTTATTTACAGGAGTTGCTAATCAATTATAATAAACTAATAATAAAATAATAAATAATTATGACAACATTAATAACATTGGTATTACCAATTGGTGGGGACGCTGGTCCTTTTGACCTATATTCAAATACAGATGGATATGTGCTACCATTTGCAACAGGTATATCTGCAGCAGCTTTAATAGCTGGATATACATCAACAGTTGTACCTAATGGAACAACTATAATTAAAGTGCAATCAACAGGAGTGTGCACAAATGCTATTTTTATAGTAATTGATTTAATTCCTACAACCACCACTACAAGTTCTAGTACTTCAACTAGTACTTCAACTAGTACAAGTACTTCTACATCAACATCTACTAGTACTAGCACATCTACCAGTACTAGCACATCTACTAGTACATCAACATCAACTAGTACATCAACAACCACTAGTACAACTACTGCAGCTCCAACAACCACTACAACTACCACTGAAGAACCTCTTACACTATGTGCATCATTCACAATAGAACCTGTTATTGGTGACATACATATAGTAGATTATTATCCTTGTGGATCTGTTGTACCAGATATTATTGAAGTGGGTCCTGCAGGTCCTTCAGTTGTAATATGTGCTGCCGTACCTTTAATTACTGATACCCATCCAGAAGCTACAATACAAGGATCTCCTTGTTTTCCATCTACTACAACTACCACTACTTCTCCTATAGCATATACTAACTATGAAGTGATAGCGTGTGTTAGTGGATTTAATTACAATATGCCAAAAGGTGCTACATCATGGAGTGTGGGTGACGTAGTACAATTTACAGCACCTTTTGATGGTCAGACAGTAATTCATTGTGGTACAATAATAGATACAGCATATCCTAATAATGCAACAGATGCATATTTGTATGGATCAAGTACTTATGACTGTACAGATATGACACATTGTGAGATTCCAGCATAACTAATAAAACTTAAAACTAATGACAGTATTTATAACACTAACGGTTGCTGGGGCTGATTCAGGCCCCTTCAATCTATATTCAAATCTAGATGGATATGTAACAGCATTTGAATCAGGAGTACCTAAAGCATCTTTGCTTGCAGGATATTCCTCTTCACTAGTACCTGATTTTACAACAATCATAAAGGTACTATCAACTGGACAATGCACCAACTCTATTAATATAGTGCTAGATGAAGTGACAACAACTACTTCTTCTACTACAGGTTTACCATAAACTTAAAATAAAAAACCTTGTTTTGTTGGTTTTACAAGGTTTCTCCTCAAGATTTTTCTTGGGGAGTTTTTGTTTTATAACTAATTTGATTATAAATAATAACGTTTTTAATTAAAATTATTTGGAATATATAAAAACTATTGTTTATCTTTACAATATTTTTTAACTAATATGAATACATATGTCTGAAAATCAAAGCTTGTTATGTCAATTAGAAGAGTTGTTAACGCAGAAGAAAAGTAAAAAATTCTATGCAGAGAAATTAGGAATAAGTGAATATGAAGTGAATGAGCTTCTCAAAGAGCTCAGAGAAAAAGATGATGATCCTGTGAATACAGGAAAAAACTACACAGAAGAACGTAAAGTGAATGTTGAAAGAGGAACAATAGAAAGTACAATTGTAACTGACCATGAACCTAAAGATGATCTTGAACTAGCTAAGCTACACAAGATAAACCTAGATAAATACATCATTACCAACTACTGGTCTAAGATGTTACCAAGTGGGAAGTTTACTTCCTCAGTGTTCTCAAAACTAAAACAAGCAAAAGACTACTCTCCTGAAGACTTTGCTAAATTCCTACAAAACTACAAACCAAATAATATATCAATCACCAAAGTAGATCGTACTAATAGTAAAGACTATGTAGATGTAGAAATCTCTATAGCTGATTATCATTTAGCTAAGAGAACAGTAGATGGTGATAATGATCCATCAACCAGAGCTTTGAGATATTTTAATGTGGCTCAGTCTTTGATTAATAAAGTGGAGGCTAATTACAATGTAAACACCGTAGTGTTGCCTATATCAAATGATTTCTTTCATACTGATAACTATCAACATCAAACTACAAATGGTACACCACAGGACACTATAATGGATTACCATTCAGAATATGAATTAGGATTTGCTGTTCTTGTAGATACAATTAATATGTTGAGACAACATTCTAGTACTGTACAGGTAGTTCTTGTACAAGGTAATCATGACAGAACTAAGTCTTTTTATTTAGCTCATGCATTAGATGTTTACTTCAGTAATACAGAAGATGTAGAATTTATAAGAGAGCATTCAACTGTTAAAGGATTAACATTAGGAAATACATTTATTGGATGGCATCATGGTAATTGTAAGTTAGAAGACTTACCATTGTTATTTGCAACACATCCTCAATATAGTCAAGCATTTGGTAATGCTAAATACAGAGAGATACATACAGGTGATAAACATCACTATATGGCTAAAGAGGTTAAGGGAGTAAGAATACAACAAATGCCTAGTTTGTCTGGAACAGATAGATGGCACTTAGATAATAACTTCGTACACTCAGTACGAGCAGCTCTTGCTTTAGTCTATGATCTTGATCTAGGTAAGATAGCAGAGTTTGAAACTCGAATATAATTATGGCAACATTAAGAAAATTAGTATCAGATGTACGTTCAGTACATAAACTTTTATCTACTGATAGCCTTATCACAGATAGAGCAATTGCTTCTGAGATAAGAAATAACTCTTTGTTATTAATCAAGAGAGAAACAAATCTAAGAAAGCTCTGGGCAACTGATACATTATTTACTACCATCCCTTGTTTAGAGATGGTAGAGGTATCTATTTCTGAGTGTTGTAATTATGTAGATGAGTGTAGCATTGCTAGAACTAAATTTAAACTACCACGTGTATCAGAAGGTAATTACCAATATGTAATACAAGGAGTGTATTCTATTAATGCTCTAAGTGGCCAAGGAAAGAAATTAAAAGAAATCACTGTCAATAGATATATAAATCTTTTAAAGCTTCCTGTAATTAAGAAAGAAGAATACTTCTGGATCACTAATGGATATCTTTATGTAAACAATCCTTTACTTAAAGCAATTAGATTTGTAGCATTCTTTGAAGAAGATGTACATAATGATATCATGTATCCTGAATGTGGATGTGGTACACCAGACTATACAAATGAACAACTATGTCAGAATCCTTTGGATAAAGAGTTTGCTCTTCCTGGATATTTAGAACAACAAGTATTAGAAATAACATCTAAAAAATTACTTCAGACTTACTTCACACTTAAAACTGATACTAGTCAAGAAGGAATAGATGGACAAGCACCAAACTCAAAACCAACTAATTAATGAGGACAAAGATTGATTGGAGAAGCTCTAGCAAAGATAACTATAATCAGTTCTGCAAAAAACACTCAGCTATAAAGTTAACCTTTGATGAGTGGAGGAATATATTATATACCTACAATGAATCTTTTAAAGAATATATATTAGAGACAGGTGAGAAAGCAAAGCTTCCTTATGGATTTGGAGAGTTCTCTATTAATAAAAAGAAAAGAAGAAGACTAAAAAATAATATAGATGGTAAAGAATTTATCAACTTACCAATTGACTGGCAGAAAACTAAAGAGAAAGGAAAGATTATATATAACTTTAATTATCATACGGAAGGTTATTTTTTTGGTTGGATGTGGTTTAAACCAACAGCACGTTTTAAGAATTCTGACTTCTGGTATTTCAAACCTTCTAGACTTACATCAAGACTTTTATCACATTACTTAAAGACCAACGACAAGTATCAATATATCTATAACGAATGGAAAAAATAAATTATGTCGTACTATTATAAATATGCTTTCATAAGCCCAGAACCTGTCTACTCAACTGTTAAAGAAGAATTAAAATCTTATTTTGATACAGGTGCTGTAGACGATTTGTTATTTCCTACTTACTTAGACAAAGCTCTAAAGAAGTTAGGAAGAACTACCTATGTAATTACTGATGAAGTTTTATTTATTGAAGACTTTGAAGCTAGACTTCCTGACAACTTTTATGCTGTTAGAGAAGCTTGGATGACTACAGAGGTTGCAGGATATCCATATCAATCAGCTAATTCATTCTATTCTCAAGCAGCTTCTGCTACCACTATTCAAGTGGCTCCACTAACTATTGGAGGAACTCCTTGTAATAGACCTGGTTGTCAAGTTCCACAATGTGATGGTACATGTATGCCTGTGTTAGTTCAAGCTGTTTACAAAACAAATAACACTGTTGCTAGAGGGTTCACCCATGACTATTTACTTAAGCCTGGAAACATCTCTGCAAGACAAAACTGTGGAGTAGAATATACAAACAACTGGGACTTCTATGCTGAAGCTCCTCCTATCCATGAGTTCACTCCTGGATCTGCTAGTTATGATTCATTTGATATACGAGATAATAAGTTTGTAACTAATTTCAGAAATGGTGTTGTGCATTTAATATTCTATGCTACAGAGTATGATGAGATAGGTAATCAATTGATTCCTGACAACTATCGTATTAGAGAGTATGTAGAAGCATTCCTTAAGTTTAAGATATTCGAAACTCTTACCAATCAAACTAATGATGAAACTTTTAATCAGTTACAACAAAAGTTAATCTATCACAAACAAGCCTATGAAGAAGCTTTCATCATGGCTAGTATTGAGATTAAGAAACAAACTCCTTGGGAGAAACAGAGAAGAATTAAAAACGATCTTAATAGATTCAATATGTATGAACTTCCTAACCGTACTAATAGATATGGTAGAAGACGTAATAACTAATCATTATGGCAGACGAGTTAGATAAAATAAAACAAATACTTGGTGGAGATCAAAGTAATATTAAACCACAGCCTAATTTTGGAGCTACTGGTTTAAATATGGATCAAACTTTAAATCAAATCAAACCTGGTACATTAACCTATGCACTGAATGCTGCTTTAGAAAACTTTGATGCTAGTTCTGTTAATTATCAGAATGAACAAGCTAATGAATTTTGCTTACAGTTTCCATCAGGATATTCTTTATTAGGTACTTATTTTATTAATGAAAAAAATAAACATATATTCTTTCTAGTAAATTCTAATATAGGAATGAGTCAGATTGGATACATGGATAATAATGACTGTATATATCGTACATTAGTAGAAGCAGCATGTCTTAACTTCAATATTAATTATCCAATACATAAAGTGGTCCATAAGATTACAAATTGTAAGACTGAAATATATTGGACAGATGGATATAATTCTAGAAGATATTTAGACATTGAAAACATTCCTTATACACCAACTATTGATTCAAGTATTTGTGATCCTACTTATACAGATCAATTAGATTGTAATCAACTTAAGATACAACCTAATTTTAGAATTCCTCAACTTGAAGTGATTAATATATATAATGGTGGTGATCTTACTTCTGGTACATACCAGTTTGCTGTACAGTATTCTGATGCATCAGGTAATCCTTACACATCATATTATTCTATTACGAATCCTACACCTATGTTTGATGAGTTTGAAACAACTGCTATATTTGATTATAAGGTGGGTAAGTCTATTGAACTATCTATTACAAATTTAGATATATCAGGGCTATATATGTATTATAACATAGCTGTAATTGCTACAGTGAATGGTGTAGTTACACCAATACTAGTTGGTACATACTCAATTGAAAATGAAGTTGATACAATTACTTACACTGGACAAAGTAACACACTAATCAATCTATCACTTACAGATATATTTGAAAAGTATCCTTACTATGATATAGCTCAAGATGTAACTGCTGCACAAGATGTTCTTATGTGGGATAATCTTACATCTATAGATAGAATCAACTACCAAGATATAGCATCTCAAATAGATCTTAAATGGGAGACATATAAAATTCCTTCCACTGAAAATTATTCTAATGAGTTAAATGCTACAAACTTACGTGGATATCTACGTGATGAGGTGTATGCATTTGAAATTGTATTCTTATTAAAGAATGGAAAGCAAACAGATGGGTTCCATATTCCTGGAAGAACATTAACATATAATGATTTACAATATCCAGATATACCAACAACTAATGCTGACTTTATAGGTGAGCCTGATTATATTGATCCTGTTACAGGAATTGGATATAGTCCTTACTGGAAGATATATAATACAGCCACTGTATTAGGACAAGCTTCAGGTAATCCAATTGGAAATGCTACACCATATCAATATGGTGATTTTGCTTATTGGGAATCTATAGAAGAATATCCTTGTAATAAAGATGTATGGGGGGATCTTGCTGGTCAAAGAATTAGACATCATAAATTTCCTGATGTTCTTGTTAGTCCTATATTTGAAAGTCCTGTATACGCATTGACTAATTCTTTTAAACCAGAGATGCAAAATAATGCTGTATTTCCAATGGGTGTAAAGGTGGATATAGCACAAGTTCAAGCATTGATAACAAACTCTTCTATTACACAAGAGCAAAAAGATAATATTGCTGGATTCAAAATAGTAAGAGGTAATAGAAGTACAAATACATCTATTGTTGGTAAAGGAATGCTTCGTAATGTTGGAACATATACAAGACAAGAACAAACTCTTTACTATCCAAACTATCCATATAATGATCTTAACGAAGATCCTTTCTTAAATGCATCATCTAATGCATATGATAGTTTAGGACAATCTAAAGTTTGGATTGTAGAATGTAAAGAATCAGGTACATATGAATATACAGATACATTAACAGCTAAGCTGATAAGCTGTAATAAAATGGTTGCTGGTGAAAATTATGAATTCTGTTCTTTAACAAGACCTGAATATAAAACAGGTAAAGCATGTATAGGTCCTGGTAATTATGATGTTCTTAGATTTAATGGAGCAATCTGTACAGATCCATATTTTTTAAGATATGATATACAATATACTTGTGATAATTCTCCATTGAGAACATTAAGAATGGGAACAGTTCCTTATTGTCAATATCCTTATTATTGGCTTTTTTGTAATGGACAACCTGAGCTTATTCTTAATAGAGTTGATATTGATACATGGCCTTATTATGAAAATAGAGATGGATATGCTGGAAGTGCTGAAGCTGTATGTACAAGAGAACCTGTATATCCTCTTCCTTTAGCTCTTGGTGAACTACCACCTTTTGTTAAAAATACTTGTTATGGAAACTATAGTAGAAGATCTCCATTAAATGAAACTTGTGGACAATCAAAACCAGTTCCACCTATTAATAAACCAGAGTCTGCAAGAAGACAAGTACTTAATTCTCCTGATACATCATTCTCACAACCATTCTTAGGAAATGTTCTTAAGTTAGAAAATGTAATGTTTGGTGCAGGAGTGGCACATTTTGTTCCAGTGAAAGGAAATGCTAAATATAGACTTCTATCTAAACAAGCTCAAGAAGATGCTTTAGATAGTTCATTTCTTATTGCATCAAGTCCAGTAGATATGACAGCTGTATTTACAGCTTATCAAGCATACTTAACTATTTATATAAATGGTATTACAAGAAAGAACTATGCTCAATCATTTAACTCTATAGCTAGTTATGATTACTCTGCAGATATAGGTAATAATGTTACATCAGGAACTCTAACAGGTATTAAACAAAGACAACTTGATATAAATACATATTTGAATCCAGGAGTATTGAATGTTGGTGATGATAAAAATATTAATAATTTCCAAAGAGAATCTTCTATCTATACAAAAACAATAGATAAATATGATCCTCTTCCATTTCCTAACAAAACACCAAGTCTTTTAGATTCTAATGGTACATCATTAATATCAGAGTATTCAAGATTTATTATTGGAGGAAAAGGTGCATGTGATGTAGTTGTTGCAGGTGAAAAAATAAACTATTGTAACACTCCTGAAAAAGAAAGAGATATTAAAGTGGTATCTTATTATGCATCAATAAAAAATATATTTGTAAACCAATGGGGACAAATATATTCTTATGAAACAGTAGATACAGGATTTCAAAGAATGTTTAATATAAGTTCTTATTCTGATGATGTAGTGTTTGGTGGAGATACATTTATAAATAAATTTGCTTACAAAACAAAACTTCCATTCTTCTTAGATAATAGAGTGAATGGAATAGATGATAGTGATATATTCTATGATGAGATTGGTAATATAGCCTATCCAAAATTCTGGCATTCTGCTAGATCTATTCTATATACATATAAGAGTTTAATAAATATTGTATCAATTAAAGCACATAGTTTTGATTGTTATAATTATCCTGAAGATATATCATCAACCGTTGATGGTGGAACTGGTACATATAGAACATTTTATGATGGATATTTCTATTTGTTTGCATATGGAATTCCTAGTTTCTATTGTGAGTCTAATTATAATGTAGATCTTCGTCAAGCATTTAATGATAGAGAAGGAAACTTCTGGCCACATGTTAGTACAAGTATTCCAGATGATTGGGTACAAGAACAGTTTACAACAATTGCTTATGATAATACATATTTTTATAATGTAACATTCTCTAAACAAAATAAAGAGAACTTCTTTTCACATCTACCAGCAGATTGGACATCAGATTTATGCTTTACATATTATCCATTTAGAGTGGTATATTCAGATCCTCAGGTTAACAATGTTGATGTAAGAGTAAATAATTGGTTAAGCTATTCTCCATTATCATTATTTGATTTTCCTCAAAACTATGGTAATCTAATATCATTAGATGGTATTCAAAATAAATCTATACTTGCTCGATTTGAAAATAAATCATTGTTATATAATAATTTATTAACAATGAATACAAGTAATCCTCAAGCAGCTTATTTGGGTAACCCTAATATATTTAGTGCTGTACCAATTGATTTTGCTGAAACAGATCTTGGATATGTAGGAAGTCAGAATAAATTCTTCCTTAAGATTCCTCAAGGACAAATTACAGTGGATGCTAAAAGAGGACAAGTATTTTTAGTTGAAGGAACAAAGATTGAAGAGATAGGAGGATTTGGTTCTGGTGTAAATAGATTCCTAACAGATCACTTATCATTTGAAATCTCTAGATATTTTCCAACACATCAAGAAACTATAGGTGGTAAAACAATTACTATTCCAGGAGTTGATACAGATAACAATTTTAATGGTATTGGATTACATGGTGTATATGATAGCAAGTTTGAAAGAGTTATAATTACCAAACTAGATTATATTCCAGTTGATAAAGATGTAAAATATGATCCTATAACTAAAGAGTTCTATGTTGAGAAAACTGTATATGTTGTAGTTCCATCAACTACTACTACAACAACTATTTATACACCTACAACAAGCACTACGTCTAGTAGTACAAGTAGTACTACATCCACTACCTCTACTAGTACAAGTACAACCACTACAACTTCTACTACATTATATCCAGTAGTAAATATATGTGGAGTGAATTGGACATCTAAAAATGTTGATATTGTAACATATAGAGATGGAACTATTATTCCTCAAGCAAATAATCAAAATGAACTAACTGCTTATGCAGCAGCTAGAATAGGATGTTGGTCATATGCTGCGTTTGATCCAGCTAACGGTCCTATTTATGGAAAACTATATAATTGGTGGGCAGTAGCTGGTGTTTATGACACTGCATCTAGATTAAATCCTACATTAAGAAAACAATTTGCTCCAATAGGTTACAATGTTCCTTCATCCTCACAATATCAAACTGTAATAGATTGTTTAGGTGGAAGTTCTGTTGCTGGAGGACATTTAAAACAAACAGGAACTAGTCTTTGGCTCAGTCCTAATCCAGCTGATAATACTAGTGGCTTCACTGCATTGCCAGGAGGAGTGCAGCTTGCAAATGGAACAGTTACACACCCTCCTGCAAATATAGGATATAATGGATATTTTTGGAATTCAGATTATAGTATATCTTCTGGATTTGATATGGGTGGTAGAATATTCTTTAGAAATACTGATACTACAGCTAATCTTGGTTCTCAAGAAGCACAAACTCAACATTCTGTTCGTTTAATAAAAAATTAATATAATGGCTAAGGAAATACAAACACCAGTAGTGTTAAGAACACAAGTTTATTTAAATGACCCAGACTACTTCTGTAATAAGAGTTGGACTATGTCATTTAATTTAAACACTAAAACATGGATATCATTTCATAGCTACATCCCTAATTTCTATATAGGAGAAAACAATTTCTTTTATTCAGGACTTAATGGATGTTGTGATGATGCTGATGCTGGTGGGTTTAAAGCTATTGCTGGAGTGTTAAATAAAGTGGCACCTAGCACTACATCAACTACAACTTTTTATTCTCCTCCTACAACTACTTCTACCACTACAGTGTTAGATTGTACACTTGTAGGAATAGGAATTACAACAAGTTGTGAATTAGTAGGTGATGCAATTATCACTGTACCTCCAACAACAACTACTACTATATGTCAAAGACCTTATAATTTATTAACTCAATTTATATTTACACAAGGATATACATTAGGAACAGATCCAGAAGTAATATTCATTGCCACTTTACAAGATGCATGTAATGCTTCGCCTGTTGTTCAATATATTAGTGCTAATCCACTTGATGGTACATTAAATACATTTAATGTGTATGCTACCACTACATCAACTGAATTAGAAATTGGTAACATAGTTTATTATGGAGATAGTCTTGATTGTACATTTGTTCCTGATGGATGGTATCTTTCAGATTCTTCACGTACATTTGATATTTTTTATCATGTTGTAGGAGGTGTAGTTGTAGAAATATCAACATGTGATTGTGGTCCAACAACTAGCACCACCACCACTCTACCTATATTAACAGAATGTTGTGGAATATTATTATCAGCTAATGATACTATAAACTATTTAGATCAAGTATTAAATGTTGTAAGTCCATTAACTGTACCAGGATATGTATCATCTGCAGGTATAGCTATGACAACAAATAGATTCTGGTCTATTGATACTGATATAAAAGAATGGAACATAGTATTAAATCCATTTGCTGCAACATTTAATAGAACAATAACTCTTCCTGGAGGATTTACTACTTCATCTGGAATTGTTGCTTTAAATAACACTACATTGATTGGTATAAATGATACACCATCTCAACAAGAGGTTACAGAATTAGACATCACTACATTAACAGCATCTGCCACTATTAAGTTTACATTGCTATTAAATAGAGTTGCTTATGGTAATCCGTTATATGTGCAGACAGGTCAGATAATTATAATCAATAGAGATATGACAAGTTCTGATTATTACATATCACAATACAATTATTCTACAGGAACACTTGAACTTGATATTAATATTGGAAGTGTAGGGGGTGTAACATTATTTGAATGTGATTGTGATATTTATGTTACAGATGCATCTGGAAATATGTATGTAATAATTAAAGCATTTCCTTTTGTATTATTAAATTTAGGATATAGTATTGATTTATCAAGTATAAATTCTGCAACTCAAATTGGAACATGTGTAGTTAGTCCTATTATTAAAGATGTAACAACAACCACAACTACTACTACTATAGTACCAACAACAACAACCACTACAACTGCTCCTTAAGATGACAAAAGTTATAACCATAAAATTAATACAAACTGGACCAACTGCTGGACCATTTACCATCACTGATCCTTTTGGTAATATTATAGCTGAAAATGTTTCTAGAAAAACATTGATTGAAGGTATAAGTTATGTAGTTGATGTTAGTGTAAATGAAGTTATTCTTACCTCTACAGGTGAGTGTACTCTCTCTGTTGTTATTCCACTTAAACCTATCAATATAGTAGAGTATCAGAATATAAAATATACACAATCTGTAACTGGATGTTTATGGAGACATTTAACAAACATACAAAAGTATAATGAATTCTATGGACACATAGAACCATATATCATTGAGTATCCTTTTTCATATCAATTCCAAGATGAAATTCTTCAGAATGTAAAAGATTATACTAAGGCATATAAATATCTTCCTATATTTGATGGTGTGTTTGATGATAACACAAGGATAGAAACAAATGATCAATGGTTTAATAAAGCTGTCTTATATAATGGACAACAGAGTTCTGGAATACTTGAGCTTGTAGCTAAGCCTCTTCATAACATGAAAGCTTACATGCAATATCCTATTCTTAATGCTGAGAGCAAAACTATCACATACACTAAGAGTGATAACTTCTACCAGTACAATACATTCTGGGCTGCAGAGATAAGTTCTCAGATTCCATTATTCACTACATCATGTGAGAGTCTTTCAATAGATAAGATAGTGAATCAAAAGAATATGGACTATGGTCCTAGAAGCTTCAAGAAAGCAACGCTAAGAGCAAAAGAATTAAAAGTGAGACATATACTTGATAATAGTAATACAACGCATCTAGTGAGTCAGTTCATAACTACTCCTGCACAAATATCTTATAAGTAAAATGGCAAAAGGTTGGTTAGATAATTACGGAACAAAAGCAAATGAAAACAATTCCTCTGTATCATTACCAGAAGGATTTGTTGGTATGGGTAATAACACCAAAGGTAGAGATTATTCTCCTGCATGGGGGGGTCAGTTTCAAATGGGTGGATTTGTCTATCCAGTTAATTATGTTCCTCAAGCACAGATGGGAATGTCTATTCCTGGAGCTACAGGAAATATGTATGCAAGACATGGTGCACCAAGTAAAGGACCACGTAGAAATCAAACTGATGTAACAGATGCTTCTGCACAGAATGGTCAAGAGATGAAATACTATCAAGAGGGATTAGATTGGAAACCTAAGAGTATTAGTAAAAATGGTGGATGGTTAGATAGCTATGAAGATGGAGGAGTCATTAAAGATGATATGGGACAATGGAATCATCCAGGAGAGATAACAGAAATATCAGGAGATACAATGGCAACACATGGGTACGGTGATATACCGTTATATGTAGTTCCAGATAAAGGTAAGCCTAGATTAGTACAACCTAATACAGGAACACAAAAGTTTCCAGGAGCAAAAAAGTTTACAGAATATCCTATGGCTCAAGAAGGTAAGAATATAAAATTAAAAAATGAAGAAGGTGATATTGAAACTATAAATACAGCTTCTCCAGAGTATGCAAAAATTTATAAGGAAGGACAGATACAAGTTCCTAATGCAGGAGAAAATAATATACCTATGTTTGGTGGACAACTTGAGGATGTTGTAGTTAAAGGAAAGAGTACACCATTATCAAAAGCAAGAGCTGAGTATGATAAGAAGAATGGTAGAGAGGCTTTCATTAATCAGAAGAAAGATGAATACATAAAAGGACTTGGTGAAAGTAATTGGTTTGGTATTGATAGAACTAACTTCCCTGAGACTGTATTGCGTGATATAAACGCTAACTATGATTATGATAGAAACACAAATGCTTTAGAAAAGATTGCAAAACAAAGAGGGTTTGATTTAAACAAACGAGATAATTGGATTTATAATCTTACACCAAATGAAAGAGAAGCATTAATCAATTCTGAATACTCTTCACAGTTAAATCCAAATGAGTTTTCTGAAGGATTAAGTGGTTTACAACAGATTGGAAATACATTGCTTCCTGGTAATCCATTAAACTTTCCTATTGCTGGTCTAACACCACAAGAAGAAGAAGAAGATAGAAATGCAAACCTTTCTGGATTTAAAGCGTTTGCTCCTTTAAACTTACCAGGTAATGCTGTAGCAAACTATTTGAAGAATACTAATATGTCTTCATATGAAGATTTTAGAGAAACACCTACATTAGGTATGCAAAGAATGGGTAACGTTAGTCCTATGGAATCAATGGCTTTTAATCCAATGACATATCAAGCACTTCCTGGATTAACTAAACTAGTTGTGAAAGCTCCAGGTGCTATTGCAAACATACCACAAAATATAAGTAAACTATCTGAGACTGTTTCTGAGGTTGCTCCTAAAGTTAAACAGTTTGGAAAAGATGTTGCTGGTAATATTGGTGATACATATGATCATTTAAAATATTTACAAAATGTTAAGACTGATAAAACAGGTGAGTTAACTCAATTAACAGATAACATTGATAATGTTAGAACTTCTTATGATAACGTTTCTCCTAGTTATATGCCTCAATCGGTAGGAGATTTAGATGGTTATATAGGTAATGCAAATTATAATTATCGAATGGCTTTACAAAATATAATGGAACCATCCGAAGCAGCTAGACAATCATTAAACATTCAAGGTAAAATTGCTAAAACACCTCTTGGTAAGAGAATCCAAGAAATTACAAATGGTACTGGGGAACCAGGTACATTAGAAGAAGTTCATCGTTTAATAAAAGAGTTTGCTAATGCTCTACCAGAAGGAAAAACATTCACTAAAGTAATAAAAGATAATTTAACAAAAGCTCAGAAAATATCTATCTATAACAAAAAGAAAGATGCTGAGATAATTAAAGAGTTTGTTAAATCTATTGGGAAGAAAGAACTTCCTACACAACCTGTTCAATACTCTGCAAAAGAAAAAGAAACTATTGCTGCTATTCGTGAGTTAGGTAAATACGAAGCTGCAATGTTTGGGCAACGTAATAAAATAATGACTGACCCTGAAGCATTAGTTAAAATTAATAAAGAAATATTAAAACTTGATGACGCTGTTGTAGAAAGATTATTAGGAGTTACAAAACAAGAACTACTTGATAAATACAAAAATATTGTTCCTGCTACAGATAAAAATCAAGTTGATTTAGTGAGTAATCCTTTAGGTATAAAAGATCTCACAGAGGTTGATGATCTTGGAAGACCGTCATTAAATGAAACTAAGTTAGCAGCTCCAACAGGTAATGAAAGTTTAGTAAAAAAGATAGGAAGAAGTTATGCAGAGAATTTTGGAGACAATTCTATTGATTATCAAACTCCTTCAAATTCTCCACAATCATTAATAGGTATGGCAAAAACTAATTATGCTTATGAACCTATGTATACTTCTACTGGACAATACGTTCTTGATGCTGGAGGTAATCAAATTTACAGTGGACTTAAATCACAAGGAAGTACTACAACACAATTAAGACAAGCTATTAACAGAGTTGAAAATTCTTCTAAAGGTACTAACTTCATTGGTTCAGGTAGTCTTAGTACAGATTCATATCCTCTTACACTTGATGCAGGAGCAATGATGTTCAAGAAAGGAATAGTGGATGTAAATGTTCAATCAGGTAAAGCTAGTTTAAATAGTTTGGGATATACTAACAATATGCCTAAATTAGCTTTAAAAGATATAAATTCTAAAATTGAACAACTAGAAAAACTATCAGGCAAGAAATTACCTAGAGCAACATATAATAATAATCAGTATGAAGTTCCAAATATATATTTCACTAGATTAAAGCAAGGAGGAAACATTAGACAAGAACAAAAAGGTTTGGAGAACTTAGATCAATTGACTAACTTTACAAACTATAACAAACCACAACCAGGTGGATGGTTGAACAAATATAATTAATATGAAGGCACAAATTTTAAAAATAGCAGGAGTTAAATCTGAGAAGGAGTTCTATAAGAAATATCCATCTGAAGCAGCATTCATGAAAGTGCATGGTAAAGCTTTTAAGAAAGCTCAAACTGGTACTGCAATTAGTAAAGCTCAGAACTGGGGAGCATTAACTCCTGGTGGAAGCAATGATTGGCAAAATCAAGGTGGTCTTCCTTCTAATAATGCTGGTGCTGGTAATGATCAAGGTAATTACATATGGCTTAATGATGAGCAGGTAGCAAATCAAGGAGGTATGTATGATGGATATTCTAATCCAGAAAATGCACCAGGACAAAAAGGTCCTGGATTTGATGTACCAGGTGCAATGAATTTTGCTAATAATATGGTTAAGGCAGGTGAAGGAATTAAAGCAGCACAGGATCAAACTAAGTTAATGGAAACTTGGGCTAATGTTTCTGATGTACAAAAAGATGCTGCAATATCAAATGCATTTACACCAAAGCAACCTAACGAATATTATAGAGTTGATGATCCAAGATTCATACAAAATGCTAATGCAATGTATAATGCAAAAGGAAGAGGAACAGATGTATTTAATGTACAGAATGGTGGAAGAATAGGTGGTAACCCAACAGAGATACAAAATACATATGATGGTGGAAATGATATCTATACAGACCTAGAAGATCCTAATGAAGTTAAAGCATATCAAGGTGGTGGTGGACTTGGTGGTGATAGCAAACCTTTCCTTGGTGGTAGTGCATTTGGTAAAGGTGGTTTATTTGGTGGTGACACTGGTGGAGGCAATTGGCTTGCTGGTGCAATGGGAGGAAATAGTTCATGGGCTAATGCTGCAAGTATGATTCCAGGACCAGTAGGAATGGGTCTTACAATGGCTGCTCAAATGTTTGATCCAAATCCAGGTAAACAAACAAATGCACAAAATAGAATGAATTCAAACAATTCATTTATAGATAGAATAAATGCATCAGATCAATTTCATAGTCTATATAGTGCAAACACACAGAATGGTGGAGATATTGTTACTTATGAAGATGGTGGTTATTTAAATCCTGAATACAACCCACAAGTGATAACAATGTTTGGTGATCATAATGCTGATGACTTTGCTGACTATGCACATAAGTTTAGAGCTGGTGGACATTTAAAAGAATACACACCTCCTAGTGAAAGAGCTATGCAAACTTATGAGAATGGTGGAAAAATATCTTCTTATGCTATGGGTGGAAAGATTCAAAGTCATTGGGGAGGAAATGTTGAAGATGAATCTTATAATCCTTATATGCCAGGTTCTGGAATAACATCAATAATTAATGGAGCATCACATCA